CCGCATCACGGCCACCAGTCAACTGCTGGCGAATATCCTTCACGTCAGAAATCACAGGGCCAATAAACCCCTTCATAAAATCAGTGAAATACTTAACGGTCAGCGGTGCGGACACGGTCGGCTTAGCCGCAGCAGGGGCTTTAACCTTCTGCGCTACAGGTTTCGCACCAGTCATCTGGTCATACCAATACTGCGCCCGCTGAATGTAGGTGTCGTGGTATTTTTGCCCCGGTCGTAGGTGGTAGGGGCATGCTGTGGCGCCACCAGATTCGATACTGTGGAACCTCACATTCCGGCCTGATGCTGGCCTGCCGAGCTTATAGAAGCGACACAGGGCGGCTACGAGGTGCGCGCCGGCTTCCCGTGTGGCTTCAGAGATGGGCCAGTCTTGGTCTGGTCCTGCACTGTTAGAGTGCTCGATGCTGATGGAGCGCTGATTTGAGTACAGGTTCGCGTTAGACCAGGCGGTATCCGAATCATTGACGGCCTGGCCTATCATGCCAGTTGGTGAAATGGCGTAGTGGGCACTTGCTTGCCGCTCTTGCCATACCCGCACGCAGTCGTCTACGTCGCCAATCATGGCCATGTGGTGCAGGGTGATGAACTCAACACTTGCCCCGCCTCTGCCTGGTGTGTAGTGCCTGTCTAGCAGGTTATATTTGTCCGGCTCTACGTTTAGCCAATCCATTATCCCCCCTTGTTAATTGGTACTTTCCAATTATATACCAGCACCAATTAATCTACGGGGTACGAAAGATTGTAGGTGTACACCGCACCAGTAGACGGTGCATTATCAATGCGTGGTGTACCCGACCCCGGCCTGCCGTCCGCTGTAGCCGCGTGGAACTTCATATCGTTGAAATCACCTGACACTGGGGCGAACAACAGCCCACGGGTCCACCCTGCCTTCACCAACACCTCACTGTGCCAGTCAAGGTTAGACGGGGCGCCAAACGACCGGTCAGTGTAAATATGGCCCATCGACCACGTATCCGGTTGCCAGCTAGCACACGGCAAAGGCAAATCCATCGTGATAGGGCCGGAACCAAAATTAGCACCCGTGCCTGTGGTGACCTGAACAAAGCCCTCCAACAGGCCATCAACCACACGATACCGGCCACTATATCGACCCTGAGTGCCCAAATAGACTTGGTTGCCGCCACTGCTACCATTCGGGGCCTCCTTGCCGTAATACCGCAGCGTCGGGGTCCACAGCTTCCACGGGTTCGACGGAGTACCCACATCACGCCACACACCGTCCGCATCAAGGCGCTTCGTGAACTGGCCATTATCAGTACTAATCATCGTGCCGGCACGCGCATCCAAAAACGACGCACTACCCAAACCCTGCTGCGTCACACGAATAGGGCCACCATCACCACCCCACATGCGCAAATCCCACATAGGCGCATTACTGGAACCAGCGGTACGCTGCACCGCACACACAAACGCGTCATAGACCACGCCAGGAATACGGTTAATCTTCCGCGCATCAAACGTCGACGTGGTATTCACCGTGTTACCGCCAATTGCCACCAACTCCACCGCAGACGAGGCGGGGTTATTCCAATTCACACGCAGGCAAATCGAATACACCACAGACCCCGACGTAGGGGACGGAATACTCACAGAATTAGTACCCGTCGCACGCACACGAGTACCAGCAACCAACGCCGCACCAGGCTGCAATGTCACCTGCCCATTACTATACGAAGGCTGCAAATCGTTAGGTGTGTCCACCAAAAAACGCGGCGCCAAAGCCTGCGCCATATCCGCATACTGAGCCGGCCCAATAGTCGTGTTAGCAGTTGCAATAGCCGTAAAAGCCATAATTAGCTCCTTTCGAGCTTATCTACCCGACGATGCAAGTTCGCCAGGTTTGAGTAAAGGTCAGAGTCCATAGTGTCGGGGGTGCCAATGATTGGCCTGATAGTGAAATCTGTTGGGGTTACATGCACCTCCACCGCCTTAATTAACTGGGTGTACCGTCCTAATACCGGAAGGTGAACCTCCACCCAGTCGCCAACATCAAATGAGCGGGAATTAGTCTTATCGGTGTTGAACTGCCAGAGGTTGGCGATGTCCACGGTGATGTCTGCTTCGACGGTTCCCTCGCTCTGGTTGATGAGCATCTGGCCTTCGTTTTCCATCCCCTCCCATACACGCTGGGGGTCAGGTTCACGGTCATCAATCTCCTTGTGCTCTGTGTATTCCTTAAACGCCTCACGCGTCTGCCACGGGCTACCAGAGGTAGGTCCGGTCATGGTTCCGTAGACACGCTTAGCGGGGTCGTCTACCTCGAAGCCAACGATGCCGACCGTGGCTGAGGAGCGGGTATGGGTCATAGACCAGTCCGTAATGTCACCAGCCTCCACGGTCCACACCAGGCCTTCGCGGTGCTCGTAGGGGATGACGTCCGCGATGATGGAGGGGCGGGTGAGGGAAATATCTTCCTGTGGTGGCGGGTCGCCGGGGAGCCAGCCTGTGAGGTCTAGGCGGTAGCCTGTCTTATTGAGTAGGTCTTTAATGACGTCTCCTACTGATTCCCACTTGCCGTGGACATGCACATCAGGGCCTCGCCCCTGGTCTTGGAGGATGACGATGGGGTGTTTGGTGCGTTTCACACCCACTTCTAGGAGTCGTTTAACCACGGACTCCAGTGGTCCGTTAACGTCAAACTCCGGGGTGGTTTGCTGATTGAGTGGCGTGTCCAAACTAGGCGGCAACAGTTCCCCATCCAGCAATGTCCAACCGCCCGCAGTAGTAACCCTCACCATCGCCTGCGACGGATCATCACCAGCGGCCACCTCCGCCTTCACAGGGGTGGACAGGTGAGTCCTACCACCAATGCGCATGCCTACCAGCACGACACCATCACAGGGCACAAGGAGGCTGGTCAGGCTAGTCAGAGGAAGGGTAAGTTCAGCCGTATCAGCTTCACGGTCAGCGAAAGTAAACGTCATCTCCTCATAGTTGCCCACCAGGCCCAGCCGCTGCCCCTTATACGACCACAGCTCAACCCGCACAGGCTCCCACGGATTCACCCAACTATTACTAAACTTCGTAGTCACACAATCCCCCTAAAACGCCTGCGCATACGCCACACGGCCAGACGCGTAAATCGCAGACCCCGGCCCCATACTTTCCGCCTGCACCGTCAAGGGAACACGCTGCCCCACAGGGGCTGGTGCCCACTCACCCGACGCCGCACCATACAGGCTCTTATTACCGTAAACCTGCACCACGTCACGCTTCGTTGGGTCGGTACGAATCTCAATAATCTCGCCATCCAACAGGTCACCCTTGTAGGTCAACTCCGCCCCACCAGCGATGCCAACACGTGGTTTCGACATAGGCCCCACCAGAGTCCACGTCAACCACATAGGGCCTTGGCCGTCGTTGGAGATGGAGATTTCCTTCGCCGAGTACATCGAGGAGATATACAGAGGCCAGCCCGCACCTTTCGGGCCGTAAAAGGGTGTGCCACTACCTGAGCCTGAAATGTCGTCGTATTTCACGCTCACGACCTGCTCCGGCCCAAACCACCAGCCGTAATTACCCGTCAATGACCACAGTTCTGGTTGCGGGTCGATACCGAGGCCAGGGTCATACGTGTGAGTGGTGTCAGGGGATTCAAACAGGCGCAGTTCACGGGAGCGCTCCTGCCCATCAGGGCGCTTTACCGTCAGTGTTCCAGTCTCAAAGGGCGTATTAGCCTGAGACCACCACTCGTTGTAAAGGTTGTAGAACTCCATGCCCTGCTTGTCCCAACCCACCAACACTTTGAAATTGTGGTTAGCGCGCTTCACACGACTGGAAACTTGAATCAACTCGCCCCTAGTAAACGTGTGGTCCAGCTCCGCCCACCCCAGGCCAGCCTGCTCTGTATCCAGGATGACGCCCTGCTCACCCGTGGTGAGATTCCACGCTTTGCCCCTGTGGTCAGTCCAAATTATCTCTAAGCCCATTTATGCAATACCTGCCTTAATCTGCGCCCTCAGCTGCATCGTCTTCACCTGCTCCAGTGGGGCAGACATGTCCGCCGCCACAAGCTGTCCAATATGAACCGACGTGTCCACGCCGGCGCCACCAGCAGCGCCACCGGAAGCGGACGCCAGGTCCACACCAGCCCTATAGCCCCGCAAATTCCCCGAAGCGGCATTCATCAACCCCTCCGTGGCACGCGCAGCCAAAGGAGTCGCCGACTTAATACCGCCAGCAAAATCCGTCGCCAGAGCCTTACCGGAAAACGTTGTGTACCCACGGCCACTAAACGGACCCTTCTTCGCCGGCGAGAACGGGAAGAAATCACGAGCAGCCTTCACCGCACTACGAGCCGCGTCCGCAACGGCCCCAATCATGGACTTAATACCATTGATAAAGCCATTTATTAGCGCTCTACCGGACTCAACAAGGATGCTGCCTACATTCCCCAGCGCATCACGGGCGCGCCCCGGCATCTGCGATACAAACGAAATCGCTATACCAATACCCGTGCTAAACGCGCCCACAACAGAGTTCCACATGTTCGACGCCGAACTAACCAGGGACATGTACAGGCGGGCAAACCAACCTAAAAGACTACCGACCCAGCCCGTGAAAATAC